GCAGCCATGCAGTTTGCTGCACGTGCCTACCCAGCTCTGGTGCCCTCTAACGGCAAGATTGTTAAAACTGTTGTTGTTGGTAAAGACAAGACGGGTGAGAAGAAAGAACAAGCTGATAGGGTGTCAACCTACATGTCTTGGCAAATCTTGAAGGACATGGAGCATTGGGAAGAGGACATGGACAAGCTCCTAATCATGCTGCCAATCGCGGGCTGTATGTTTAAGAAGACGTTCTGGGATGCCAACTCTGAGAAAGTATCCTCAAGACTCATCCTACCTAAGAACTTTGTTGTTGACAACTGGACACGTAGCCTTGAAGAGGCAGAGCGCCAAAGCGAAATATTTACGCTAACCCCCAGGCAGCTTAAAGAACGTCAACTTCAAGGGATATATCTTGACATTGATCTGGGAACGCAGAATGCTCCACTTGATGATAGGGATCATCCTAGGCACGATGATGCCACGCCATACACATTTGTTGAGCAGCATACATTCATTGATATGGATGATGATGGTTATTCAGAGCCCTACATTGTTACCTTTCATAGGAACACTGGTAAGGTACTTAGAATTGCAATGAGATTTGACACAGACGGAGTGCAACTAAACAAAGATGGTAAAATATCCAAAATCTCTCCAATACAATACTACACCAAGTTTAGCTTTGTACCTAACCCTGATGGTAGTTTCTATGACATCGGCTTTGGTAGTTTGCTTGGTCCATTAAACGAATCAATTAACACACTGATAAACCAGCTTATTGACGCAGGCACTGTTAACACCCTGTCAGGTGGTTTTATAGGTAAAGGGTTGCGTATTAAGAGTGGCGACTATGAGTTTAGGCCAAATGAGTGGAAGCCTGTAAATGCAACTGGCGACGACTTGCGCAAGCAAATAGTTCCACTACCGACTAAAGAACCTAGCCCAGTTTTATTCCAGCTTATGCAGGCAATGATAACATCTGGTAAGGAACTGGCTTCGGTTGCCGAGATATTTGTTGGTAAGAGCCCAGGACAGAACACACCAGCTACTACGACAATGGCTACGATTGAGCAGGGCATGAAGGTGTTTACTGCTGTTTACAAGCGTATCTTTAGAGCACTGCAGAAAGAGTTTGACAAGATTTACAAGCTTAATGAGACCTACATCAATCCCAATACCTACATGTCTATTCTTGACGAGGCTATTGGACCATCAGACTTTAACAACGAAAACTACGACATTTGCCCAGGAGCAGATCCAAACGCAATGTCTGACACCGAGAAGCTGATGAAAGCACAAGGCCTGATGGAGCTTATGCCCATGGGTATTCTTGATCCCGTTAAGGTTGGTTTGCGTATTCTTGAGACCCAAGAGCAGCCCAACTACGAGGAGCTACTTGTTCAGTCGGTACGCGAGTCCGGGCAACCCCCAGCTCCTCCGCCTGATCCTAAGATGCTTGAGCTGGAGATGAAGGGTAAGCTTAAGGAGCAAGAAATGGCTCTGAAGGCCGACATGGCAGAAAAGAAGAACCAGCTAGAGATGATGTCTACATCAGCCAAGCTGGCTATGGACCAGATGAGCAAAGCACAAGAGTCTGAAGATCGCAAGAGGATTGCCGTTGTGCAAGCAGCTACTGAAGAGCGCAAGCAAAACATTGATGTTCTTAAAGCTCAGAGTGACTTTGTTTCTAAGATGATGAAAAACAAACCAGGCAGCAACTAGCTCCAATAGTGGGGCGATAAGGAGAATGCAAATTATAACACCAGCCGATTTTAAAGAATGGAAAAACTCACAAGTAACCATAGCCTTTATGAACTCATTGCTAGAGCGCATTGAGGACACAAAGGATTTTTTGGTAGGGTGCCCACTAGAGGATGTTGTAAAACATCAGGGCTACATTATGGCAATTAAAGACATTATGCAACTTGACTTTGCAGGAGAGCAATAAAATGGCAATCACACCAACCGGGCATCACATCCTTGTCAAACCACAAAAACTTGAGGATGTAGACACCGCTTACAAGAAAGCTTCAGTGATGGGTATTATCATCCCAGAGGACGCAACCAAGAAGAAACAAGTTGGCGTGTCTACTGGAGTTGTAGTTGCTATGGGCTCAACAGCCTACAAAGAATATACAGACGGAACACCTTGGTGTAAAGTCGGTGATTTAGTTGCATATGTTAGGCATGGTGGAATGTTTATCGACGATCCAGAGAATGACGAGATTTTTCTTCTGTTGAACGATGGTGACATTGCTGCAATTTTAACTGGCTCCAAGGAATAAATATGACTGAAGAGATTGTTAACAGCCCATCAGAGGGCTCTGGAGAGTCTGCTCCAGCTCGTGAATTCACAGCGGTTGAGAACCAGGCTATGGAGCTTGGTTGGAGGCCCCTAGAGGAGTTCCACGGTGATGAGAGCATGTTCATTGATGCTAAAGAGTTTGTAGGGCGCAAGTCGCTGTACGACAAAATCGAAGCACAGAAAAATGAACTAAAAACCATCAAGCAGGGCGTAGACGCTCTTAAAGAGCACTATTCTCACGTTGAAACAAGGGCTTTTGAGAAGGCCCTTAAAGAGCTGGAAAAGCAGCAAAAACAAGCCGTGCGCGACGGCGATGCTGATAGCTTTGAGTCTATTGAAAGTGAAAAGAAAGCTCTGGAAGCAGAGCGTCAGGAATTCATTGATGCTACGGAAAAGATTAAAACCGAAGCTCCTCAAGTAGATCCTGAATTGCAATCTTGGGTAAACCGCAATCCTTGGTATAACAACCAGCCACACATGAAAGTCTTTGCAGACCAGTTGGGCAACCGCCTTGCTGCTGACGTTCGTGCAGGATCGATGACCCAAAAAGAAGCCCTCGTGAAAATTGAGGCCGCTGTTAAGGAAGAGTTTCCTAATAAGTTTAGAAATCCCAACAGAGATAAACCTGCTGCTGTAGAAGCAACTAGCAAACACACAAGTCCTAAAGGTAGCAATTCGTCATTCAAGATGACCGCAGACCAAGAGAGGGTTTGGAAAAGTCTTGAGAGAGCCTCTGGTATAAAATATACCAAAGAGGAATACATTGCGGATTTGAAGAAAATGGAGAACTGAAATGTCTGAACGTACACTCGTTACAAAAGAGCCAGCAAAGCGTCCCGTTAGATCCAGCACGGGTACCCGCAATCGCCTTTCGATTGCCAACATGGATCCCAACTATAAATATCGTATAGTTGCTGTTGATAATGAATCGCGTATAAACCGCATTCAAGAAATGAAAGACCAAGGCTACGATGTAGTTCCAGAAGTTCAGATCGGTGACAACCGTGCTGACGTAGGTAAAGGCATTGGCAAGGCTGGTATTATCTCCTTAGGCCAAGGAGTTACTGGTGTGGCAATGCGCATTCCTAAAGAATGGTACGCTGAATATCAAAAAGAAAAGCATGCTCACGTAGATAGGATATCTGCTGATCTAAAATCTAAACTAGAGTCTTAGACTCATCTATAAGGAAATACTATGGCAACCGTACTCGCAGGCTTTCGTCCTGTTAAACATATATCTGGTGGGGCCTATAACGGTCACGTAAACCGTTATGTGGTTCCCGCTGCTGAAACTGGTGCAATTAACGTTGGTGACTTTGTTGTTTTGTCTGACAGCGCTGCTGTTGGTGGTTACCCAGCATGTGAGCGTTCAACCGTCACTACCGCTGGTAACTTGCTGGGTGTTGTGGTTGGTTTTGAAATTGACCCCTCCAACTTGAACCTGAACAACATCCGTTTGGCTTCTACACAGCGTTTTGCTTTGGTTGCAGACAACCCACAACTCATTTTTGCTGCTCCTCAGAATGGCTCAGGTGGTGTTATTGCTGCTGCCTCTGTTGGTTTGAACGTGGCTATAGCTGTTGGTACAGCCGCTACTACCGCTCCTGGTGCTTCCACCATGCTGGTTGCTAGCAACACTGTTGCAACGACAAACACCTTGCCTTTGAAGATTGTTGGTATTACCGATGCTCCTGATACAGACATCACAAGCACCACACGTCCTTCTGAAGTCTTGGTAATAATTAACACACATCAGTATGCTCCTAGCATAGCTGGCGTATAATAGGGGAAGAATATGAGTTTAATCAACACAGCAAGTTTCGCTAAAGCTCTTTGGCCTTTTTAATAGGGCCCCTATACAGTAATGTAAAGGGATAATCTTTCTAATTGCTGGAAACTCCTTAGAGCCTTTAGTACCTATATGGTGACAATCTAAAGGATTGGACAATCAGCAGCTAATACAACTACAGATGAATACAATCTATAAAATATCAAATTTAATTAATGGTAAAGTTTATGTTGGTCAAACAATACAAGGACTTCGCCAAAGACAAAAAGAGCATATTTGTAGATTTAACCGAGGTGAGAGAGATCATCTCCTCTATAAAGCATTTCGTAAGCACGGTCTTGACAATTTCTCATTTGAAGAGATTTGTAGTGTTCTTGACGAGCGTGATTTAAACGCCGTTGAGCAAGAGCAAATAGCTTTTTATAATAGCTATGAACGTGGGTACAACATGACAGAGGGTGGTTACTCGGTTTCCCCAGAGACTCGTGAAAAATTACGTGCAAGTATGCAAGGGCGTAAAATCACATGGTATGACAAGATCAGAGAGTCTAGAGTTAAAAATATCAGTATGGACAGGACAATAAAATACCACCTATTAAAACACGGTGAGTCAGAGTTGATTGTACACAATTTAAAACAATTCTGCAAAGACAACAATGTTAATTATAACAGTTTAAAAACGTCCAAGACTACTGGTAATGCAACTCGGGGATATTTGTTGTTGGAAAGTTCAACGACTAGTTCATTCGAACGTAGGGCCTAAGCAGGCTCGAAATGGAAGACCTCCTACCTCTCAGTAGGAAGAAGATATAGTCTGTTCTATATAGAGATATATAGCAGTTTTCGTTTGGGCACGGAAACGGAGTAGATTTAGCGAATCTATTTGAACATCAAGGGAGTCAATAAATTTTGGGGTGCTGCATACGAGGCATGGCCCGTAGAATACACCGCCCTTTTCGATCAATACAAGTCTGACAAAAACTTCGAAGAAGAAGTTGGTTTCTCTGGTTTTGGTCTGTTTGCAATTAAGCCTGAAGGCGCTACTACTACATATGACTCAGCACGTCAAGGCTACGTCGCTCGTTATCAACACGACACCTACACCCTTGGCTTCACCATCAGCAAGGAAATGATTGAAGATGACCAATATAGCATCATTGCTTCACGTAAAGCTAAGGCCTTGGCCGAATCTATGCGCGAAACCAAAGAAGTTGTGCATGCAAACATCATGAATCGTGCTTTTAACAGTGCCTTTGTTGGTGCTGATGGTGTTGAGTTGCTGTCTACCGTACATCCTTTGTTCTCAGGTGGTACGTTTGCTAACGAATTGCTTGTGTCTGCTGACTTGTCAGAAGCTGCTCTTGAGCAGGCTGCCATTGACATTGCCAACTTCACTGATGAGCGTGGCAATCGTAAGAAGTTCATGGCTAAGCGTCTGGTTGTTCCTACTCAACTGATGTTTGAAGCTGAGCGTATCTTGAAGAGTGATGGCCGTGTTGCTACCGCTAACAACGACCTAAATGCTATGAAAACTCTGGGTATCATTCCTGAGTATAGCGTCAATCACTATCTGACCGATCCTGATGCTTTCTTCATCAAGACCAATGCTCCTGATGGCTTGAAGACGTTTGAGCGTGTTGCCGACAGCTTTGATGACACAACCGACTTTGATTCAACCAATCTGAAGTACATGGGCCGTATGCGTTTCCGTGCTGGTTGGACTGACCCACGTGGTCTGTTCGGAAGCCCAGGCGCCTAAGTTGTATATTTTTATGTGTTAGTAGAACATACGGATGGGGTGAGAGGCCCCTTTAATTTTCTGCTGGAGAGAAAATAATGACTGGTTTAACAAACGTTTTAGCGGCTCCTATTAGCCCACAATCTCAATATTCGTACCGCTCAGGTATGGGTTTAGTACCCTCAGCCGAGTTCATGGTTGACTTTGACGACTTCACCCAAACAGGTGCATCTAACGTACCTACTGGATGGCAAACTGCCGTTATTGACACAGGCGCTACGTCTACCATACAAACAACTGCAGCTTTAGGTGCTACAGGTGCTTTGCTTCTCTCTGATGCAACAGCCTCTGAAGGTATTGCAATCCACAAGCCACGTGTTATTCAGCTCACCGCTGGTAAAAGATGTATCATAGAAATGCGTTGCCGCACCGATGACGTAACTGATAACGCAGTGCAATTTGGCCTTACTGACCTAACTGCTGCAGTAAATCCAGAAGACCTCTGGACAACTGTTGCAGCCAACGTGGTTGCTTTTGGTATTCTTGATGGACAGGCTACAACCCGTTTGCTGGTTGACGCTGGTAACAGTGGAACCGCGGTAACTGTTGGTACACGTAGCATGGTTGTCAATACATGGCACGTTCTTGCCATTGAGTACACTGGTTCAGCTATTCGTGCCTATGTTGACGGTAAGCTGTCACACACTTGGTCTGGCGTTATTCCTACTGGTGTTGCTCTTGCTCCATTCTTTGGTGTCTTGAATGGTGACGGTGCTGGTGGCAATGTAAATACCATTGACTACTTCCGTATTATTGTTGAGCGTTAATCAATCTTGGGCTGGTATGGTGCCAGCCCTTTTCCTTGGAGGAATAAAATGGCTAATGTTCAACTTCAAAGTGGTAAAGTCAGGGACATCTATGCAGGTACTGGTAATGATACTGGTTCTTGGCATTTCAAAGATTGCCCCTATTCTGCAATACAAGCCACAGTTACTGGAACTGGTGCTGTAGCCTGTGTAGCAACTATACAAGTTTCAAACGATGGTGTAAACGCAGTTGCAACGTCAGCAGGAGTAATAACCTTGTCCGGCACAACTTCATCCAGCGATGGATTTGTTATGTCCGATAGCCCATGGAAATACATACGTGCAGTTGTCTCTGGATCTTCTGGTACGATTAGTTCCATTTCAGTGACTGTTGGGGGTTAACATGGCAATAACAAGAAACACAAGCGTTTCTGGTGGCGGTGGTGGTTCTGCTACAGTTGGTAAATCACAGCTCTTGTCAGCCATTTCAGCCTACAAGCGTGGTTTGCGCACAAGACCCCCTATTATTCTAGGCATTGGTGATAGTAACTTCTGCCCGGACGGTCCTGGAGATGGCGCCACTCACTATGTCAATGCCTTTGGTAAAGGCCCAATAGATCGTATTTTAAACACAGCTCCTACGTTAGCTGGTTTGCCTCTAAAGAACACAGCCTGGCTTGGTGAAGGTAACATGAGTGTATCAGCATTCTTTG